AGCTCTGTAATTGACTCGGCGATAAAGGCCACGGTGACAAGCACCCGACCGTCAGACAGGTTGACGCATCTGGTCGCGCTATATCGGGAGTCGTCCAGCGAAGACTCAATCGCCACGACCCCACCACTAGGCACGTCACCTGTGTATTTCAATGACGGCCAACGCCCAGGCTCAATCCAACCGCGCACAACACTCACCCAAAGGTTAAGACTGGCGCGCAGAAACGACGCTCGATCAGGGTTAGTTGACTCTTGCCTAATTGTGTCCATGTCCAACGTGTAACCAAGTGCAGGATTACCCCACGCCCATGACGCAGGATGCAACGGGTCAAGGCTTGGGTCAGGCGACCATTCCGCCATATACATCGTGGACGGCTCGCCTTTGTCAATGGCTCGAATGCCAGCCTCACGCCAACGCTGGAACAAGACTGATTCTTCGGTGCCTGCGGTGCTGAAGAAACACGCCAACGGGTTTTTTCGTGCGCGCTGTGCAGGCAGGAGCCCCCCTTCGACGGAATCGGGGTTGACATCAAATAATTCGTCCACCACACATAAGTCAATTGACATACCGTGACCTTGATTGGGTTTCAACGCCTTTACCCACCACTTGCTGCCGTCTGGCATCGTGGCCTGATAACGGCCGTAAGACTTAACGATCTTGGCGCCGTAATACTCCTCAAGAATTGGTGCAAGATCATCAAACAACAAGCAAGCCAAATCCAGTCGGTGAGCACCTGAAACAATGGTTTGTTTTTGTCCACGTATCTTTGGCATCTCGACTAACCAGGCGAGAATTAGTGCTTGAATAATAGTTGTCTTACCATTTTGGCGCGCCACCGAACAGAGCGTTGAGCGATGAACAAAGTGATTGTTTTCATCTACTGCTAGCATTTTTTCAAGTACATGCTTTTGCCACGGCATAAGTGTTACGCCAAGAACCTTCTGGGCCATGTCCCCCACAAGTCCCCCGAATGAGCTGACGTAGTCCGGGCTGATCGTTTCCAGTCTCGGCTGGTCATGGCCAGTTACCGCTGGTTCAGGCTGGTTCGGGCTGGTGGCGACAAAATCTTCATTGGGGATCGGGGTCAATTCGTTCGCATATAAAAAATCGTTTATTGCTTTCTCTCTGTTTTGCTTTGCGTTTGCGAGTTTGCGATTGCGATGGATTGCTCCGCGTGCGCTGTTGCATGGCTTGCAACTTGCCACGTATCCGTCTTCAAGCGATCCACCACGATCCACTTCTACAAGGTGATCTAGTTCTGTTGCTGGGTTGCGATGGCACCAATGGCATGTTGGGCTGTCTCGAAGCAGCTCATGTCTAGCTGACTTGTATCTGTCGGTTGAGTATTCTGGGTTTTTCATTGGTCAAACAGCGTTTCTTGTTTGTTTGTTTGTTTGTCTATTGAATGATGATCGCCATGTTCAATGCCTTTCATTGCATGGCAGTTATGGCATAACAATTGGCATTTGTCTATTTCTTGTTGAACTGTTTGTTCGTTTGTTTTTGATAACAACCGCGCAACGTTTGCAGTCTTAAGTGTGCGGTCTATGTGATCCCAGCAGAACATTGGCAGGTTTTCATCAGTAACGATTAGTTCTATGCCGGCATTGTAAATCGGATGCAATACGCAACGGCCGCGCAATTTCATGTTGGTATGGCTTAGCGTTCTGTTGTCTTTTCTACGTGCTTTTTCATACGTTGATATGCCTAGGCGTTTGTTTGGGTTGGCTTTGCGTTTGCCTCGAATACAGGCCATTGAGCAGTATTTGTATACACGGTTTGCGGTTGGGTACACGGTTTTTGATGTTCCACATGTTTCGCAGCTGTAGGTGACGGTTTGCCGTGTTTTGGGTCTCCCGCGCTTCGCTTGGGCTGGCGCGGCGCAAGCGCCTTGCCCTTGGGTTGATGTTTGACTCATGCGTGTGTGTCCGTGTCTGTGGTGTTTTTATTTTATATATTCATAATAGGCAGGTCTTACACAGACAGTTGTGTGAATGCTCCACCCTCTGGATTGCCCATCCCAGATCCCTTTGCATTACACCAGTCTGTTTACTGATCGCCCAGTCGCATTGCCCAAACCATTTCGTCTTGCATGATTCGAGGCGCGACCGTCTACCCCTGTTACCAGGTGTCATCCATCCGCCCTGCGACAGGCTTAGGTCTATGCAACTAGCCGATTGTTTACTGTCTGGGATTGCTGAGAGTGTAGAGAATGTACTCCATGTCGCTGGGCTTCCAGACAGCTGCATGACAGCCAGCCATCTCGCAAGCGTTTAACCAAATCTTTTGTCCAGGCGTCAACTTGCCCTTTTCTGCCTTTAACTCAATTACCAATGGCCGACCGCCTTGGAATGGGTGCACCATGAACAGATCAGGAAATCCCACGTCGCCTTGCACGTTGGTCATCCACCGTCCTCGAGTGTTCTGTGCCGGCAAATCATGATGCACTAGCCATCCGTAACGCTTAGCAACGCTGATCACCATGTCCTTAAAGTCGGCTTCGCTTATCTTGGCGTCTAACTTCACTACAGCGATGCCGTCCAAATCTTGTCTGCAAGGTGATTGATTGCCCACCTAATCTTTTGCTCGGCTTCATTCTGTTCTTTTGTTATTTGTGGATAAAGGGCTTGTAGCCGTTCTATCGCGCTAATCAACTCACTTAGTTCCATGTAACAATTTCCTTTCTTGCGTCATAAGCATTTAAAGCAGCAATTAAACCTTCTTCTGGTATCGCACTAACTGCCACCGCTTGCCATTTTTCTAACTCATCGCGCAAATCTATAATTTGTTTCATTTGCCGACGATGTTGTTCTAAATGCTTTATAAAGCCGTCAATTAGTTCTTCTAATGTCATTTCAATACCTCAATGATTCTGCTTGCTTCATGTGATTTCAACAGCTCTAACACGGCTTCGTCGCTGTTTAGTTCGCGCTGGATTAACTCCAAGAGTCGAAGATCGTCGTACCCGCCATCCTTGGCCAGTTTCTTGATGTAACCGATCTGCTTTGGCGTAGCGAATGCACCAGAGGGTATGTGCACTTTGTTTGTTGACTGTTCCTGCCCACCTAGACGCTGCACTTTTTGCATTTCTTCACGCGACGGCCTAGCGCCTTGCTTTGCCAAGCCCATGTTGCTCAAACAGCGTCCCAAACTAGACGTTTCACAGTTCTCGATAAAGCTGGTCATATTGACCCCGCGATCGGTGTGTATTTCGTGCGCGTAACCTGTTGCGGTTGGGTTGGCGTCGTCGCGATGTTTCCAAACCACCGAGCGAACGATGCAGGAATCGCCGTCATAGTTCATCAGCGTGGTTTCTACGCGACCGTCTGGGTATTGCTCCCAAAATCGCGCTAAGCGTGTTTCTACCGTTTCGTAGTTGCTTAGGTCAAAGCCCATTAGATGCCTGCCCAGACGCTTAGACGTTGTGCATGGTCATGTGCGCCACCGCGCTTGGCGTATGCCAGTTCGCCTGTGTTGCGAATGATGCCACGACGTGCAGCTGCGTTTAGCCGTCCAGCGATGCCCTTAGTAACTGGGAACTGGTCGCCCAGGTGTTGCCAAATGTCGTCAGATGTAAAGAACCCTTTTGTGCGCGCAACGTGCACGATTGCAGCATCTACTTCGTTTTGTTGTGGTCGTGTCCAGCGCGCATCAGCAGACGACTGTGACGCCAACATCCCTTGGATAAATGGCGTCTGTTTTCTTGCCGGCACACGGCCGTCACATACGAAGTGTGTTTTGCCTTGTATGTCTGGGTAGGCGATTGTTTCTTTGCAGATCGTGCAGGTTTTCATTGTCGGAATCTCCTTGTCGGTTAGGAATGTGCTTGTAATGCTTTGATTGCTAAGTCAAGTGTAGTCACATCGTGCAATGGCATTGGTTCTTCTAATGACAACGAGTTCTTCATGCCTTTAAGACGTTGAATAATGCTTGCGTGCGGGTTAGTGCTTATGTCTGCAATTTCGTTAATCAAATTAAAGATTGCCATGTCGTGTTTTGTTGTCATCATTTGCTCCATTACCATTCGTCGGGTTTCTTCTGATAGTTCGCCTTGATTCCATGCCACACCTTCACTCATTTTGTTGCACTCCATGGCCCCCAGCCGTAACCGTGACGGTCAACGCCGTAGTTGTAAATCGCTAACGCTGCGATCAAATTAGTTTGAGCCTGTAACAGGTTTTCTGCTTTGGTAATAATGCCGGCATCAGTAAGCCATGGTGTCCAAAATCCGTTGATCTGCATTAGTCCACGCGACCCGCCGTTTGGGTCTTTGCTGTTGTATGCGTTTGGTGTGCAATTTGATTCACGCCACATCACCGATTCGAGCACGGTGCGCTGATCGGCAGGCCAGCCAAGGTTTACGGCAAGCGCGCTGAACTGCTCACAAGCCGAGCTGTACGGGTCAATGTAAATCGTGGACGACGTGCTCGATGTCGTGGTGCTTGGTTCTATCAAAAATGGCGCTAAAGCGATAGTCCCAGACGGGCTACCAGACGCGTCAGGAGCCCCCACAGCGACCGTAAAGCCGAAGACGGTACAAAGCACTAGCCCTATAATTTTTTCTGCAAAGTAGTTCATCGTTTCTCCAAAGGTATGGGCTGACCCCAACTTGAGGTGAGCGTTCTGAATGCGATTTGTCCCAGTAGGAACTTGCCCGACTCTGGGCTGGTAAATATCTGCACCAAGATTTCTTGGCCGTTGTCCATCACTCCCGTATAGACGCTGTAATCAAATATCTGGGGGTCAGTCATTGCCTGTCCTTTTGTCGGTACTCCGACCCTAGAACATAGATCAAGCCTTAGGTGGGATTTCCCCGAATACCTTTAAGAATGCGGCTTTAACGAAGATTACCGAGTCGGCAGCCTGTGGAGAAATCTCAATGTGGAACCACCGCCCGCCAGGTGCACCTGACACGGTTTTGCTGTCATAGTTTTTCCAAGCCTGTCGGTCGCAACGCCATGCCGCGCCGAATTCTTTTGGGAAATAATCAATCACCATTTGTATGCCCAAATCATTTGCATGCGCAATCATTTTGTCAATGAATTCTTTAGCGTTTTTGCGTGTTGCGTTTGGGTGTTTTTCGCTTGTAGTAAATCCAGCATCCCACGCCCTGCCTGTTGCGTGAACGCTTAAAGTTCCTGGTTTCCCCTTGACGTCGCGCTGGCCCCAACTTCCGAGATTGACAAACGCGCCATTTGAGTGCGCCGTCACTTGTTTTATGAACTCGTTCATGCCGGCACGGGGCGCTGGTGATGCACCGTCTGCGTTGCCTATGTAGTCGCGTGCGTTTGGCACGCCAGCCTTAGCCTTTGCTACTGCCACGACCAAACTTCATGTCTTTTGGGTTGAAGTAGCGCAACGCTGTTGGGCAGACCGCGCCGATCGCAGCTGCTAACAATGCGGATGGGTCGGTGTTGCCTGTTACTGCAAGCGCAACGACGGCAGCGAGCATTGAGCGACCGTATGAGG